CTTCTTTAGGTAAAAGTGAGCTGAGAATACCACCAACGAAGTTACCTGCCATAGCGGTCATTGACACTTCTTCATATACGTTTGGCTCAGTAAATACTAGGCCACCATTGGGCATATGAAGGGCAATTGATTCTTTAATTCTGCGAGTATATCTAGGCGGTGATAAAAAATTCTGATTAAATGCACCACCAGAATATATACTTCTACCAAATCTAAGTTTATCTACTGTAGAAAGATTTGGAAAACCACTCAATACAGTACCATTTATTGGTACGCCGTTATTAGTTATTTCGGTATTTTGTGGCGAGAAGAGCCCGCCAGCGCCTGGTCCCAAACCCTTCACAGGCACATTGATGTTCAGAATCATATAGTGGGCATTGTCTTCTTGGCCTAAATCTTCAGGAAATACACGCGAGGTGAAATCGTACTGAGTTTGTCTCAGACTAGGCGCCGGAGAAAGTCTTCGCGGGTCAAATGGATTATTGATTTCGTTTGGTGCTGGAGGCGCGGCCATTTTTGTTTCCTTAAAACTATTCTATATATTTATATGGCATACAAAGGTAAGTTTTCACCAAAGAACCCAAAGAAGTATAAGGGCGACCCCACGAACGTTATCTATCGTTCGCTATGGGAGCTTCGTGTTATGAAATATTTAGATGAGAACCCTGCGGTTATTGAATGGGGTAGTGAAGAGTTGATCATACCCTATGTATGCCCAACCGACAACCGTATGCACAGGTATTATCCTGATTTTATAGTGAAGGCCAAGAAAGCTGACGGCACGACACAGACCATGATACTGGAGGTCAAGCCGAAGAAAGAAACCATGGAGCCGAAGGTATCAAAAAAGAAGACTAAAAGATATATTACTGAGGTCATGACATGGGGCAAAAATCAGGCTAAATGGAAGGCCGCTACCGAATATTGTGCTGATAGGGGCTGGCAATTCAAATTAATCACCGAAGACCATCTAGGAATTAAATAAATACATTTATGGCACAAAAATATACCAGCAAAGAACTATTTACTTGGATGACAGAGAAGGCGCGTACATCGGCTTCTATGCGCGATAATCTATTCCGTATGCAATCTCAGCAGCGCGCCTATGGCACCATTGGTCGAATGTACTTCTTTAAGTATGACCCAAAGACCAAAGACAAGCTCCCAGTATATGATGTATATCCACTGGTCTTCCCAATGGAAGATTATACAGACGGTTTTCTGGGTCTCAACATCCACTATTTGGATGTAAATGCTAGAATGAACCTATTGAATAAGCTCTCTGGCTTTGCCACATCTCAGAATTATACTGAGCGCACCCGCGTTCGAATCTCATATGACCTGCTCAATTCTACTAAGGGTATTACCTCAATTATTGGACCAGCGGTCAAACGATATCTATATGGTCATGTTCGCTCTCGCTTCATTGAAATACCTGCCACCGAATGGGACAAAGCGGCCCAGCTATCTCTAGAGTTATTCATAAGAAAGACCTAATATGTCAGATATTCCAGTTACTAATTCACTCAAAGCTTTAGGTATGAATGATGCACTAGCCATCATGAACAAATATGGTGGTTTGGCTAAGTCATGTCGTTTTGCGGTCAGAATAAATCGACCACAGTTTCTAGCCTCGTTGGCGGCGAGTAGCGCAAGTAAGAGCGTACTAGGTGATTTTACATATCTTTGTGAGGCGGCTGAAATGCCAGGCAGAGGTTTCGTTAACGCCGATGTTCGTTACTATGGCCCGAACCAGAAGCTACCGGTGCTCACACAGTACGAAGACACAACCTTGACCTTTGTGTGCCGCACCGAGGGTTATGAGCGCCAGTTCTTTGATGATTGGATGGAATATATCAATCCAACCAATAGCTTCAATTTCAATTTCAGAAGAGAATATGAAACGACAATTGAGATTATGCAGTTTGCCGAGTATGCAAACCCTTTTAATGCAGGCCCAACTCGTGGCTTAACCAATCAGCCAATAGAACCTTATGAGACTTATCGCATAACACTATTCAACGCCTTCCCTCTATTGGTTAACCCACAACCGATGACATGGGCAGATGACCAGCTAATGAGATTGGCGGTCACATTCACATATCACAAGTGGCAGAGAGTTGGTAAAGATGCTGCGCCTAGGAGTGGAGCCAGCCTAATTAATGGTGCCAGCATAGCTCCAAACGGGCGCTTAACCAATATAAACTTTAGAGTATAACAAGGAAAATATTATGTTACCCAAGATTGATTTGCCTATGTATGAATTGAAACTGCCGTCTAGTGGTAAGACGGTGACCTTTCGACCGTTTTTAGTCAAAGAAGAAAAGCTTTTACTGATGGCCGTCAAGAGTGATGATCCAAATGAAATCATAAACACTACGAAGCAGGTGATCAATAACTGCCTGATAAATTCAGATATCAATCTCGACACCATACCATTTTTTGATATAGACTGTCTGTTCATTGCCCTGAGAGCCAAGTCGGTAGGCGAAAGCATAGATGTTAATTATGTTTGTCAGAATAAGGTTGATGATCAAAAGTGCGGTGGTCAGTTTCCAGTTAAGATTGACATTTCGAATGTTACAGTAGATAAAAAAGCTGAAATTGGGTCTGAGATTAAGTTTAATGACAACCTAATATTCTACATGAAATACCCAAACTATTCAGTTATTCGTCTATTGAATACCGATGATGATAGCCTAGAGAAGAAGATTAAGATCATTGCCGCTTCGGTGGAGAAAATCTTTGCGAATGGGCAGTATTACACCAGTAAAGACCTGGGACCAAAAGAGCTACAAGATTTCATTGAGGGCCTGACACAAGAGCAGTTTGATAAGCTGGGCGATTATACTGCCAACTTCCCTACTTTCTTTGTTAAGGCTGAAGGTGTATGCCCTAAGTGTGGTAAGAATCATACCGTGAGGTATAAAGACTTCATGCGTTTTTTTCAGTGATGTTCGGATATGATAATATATTGAATTATTATAAGACCCATTTTGCATTGGTTCAACACCACAAGTATTCTTTGATTGAACTAGAAAATATGATTCCGTGGGAAAAGTATGTGTATCTTGATTTGTTATCAGAATTCATAAAGAAACAGGAACAAGATAGGCGCGACCGCGAAGCCGTGGCAAGGGCGTCATCAAAGAAAAGAAGATAAAAATGGCACTAGAAAATCCTATTACCAGTGATGACCTGACCATAGATTTCGCAACTCTATTGGATTTGTCAGTGAGTAACCGCGTACAGGCAGCCGCTTCCGATAATACGTTTGCTCAGGCACTAATAGCCTCGCTGACGCCTATTCAGATGGCTAAAGCATTTCCTGATTACTATCGCAAACAACTACCTGATATATCCAACTTCATTCTAGCCAATCGTTATCTTGATGAAACTGGTAAAGGCGCTTTTGATCAGCAAGGCGGTGGTGATCCTGGTGAAGATAAGGCATTTTATGATGGTGAAACGGCCGTACCAGCTGGGCAAAATCCAGCCGGTGTGCCTGAAGTGACCGCTGAACAAATGCGAGAGAAATTACTTGAAAAGGGCATCGATGTTGGTGGCACCCTTGAATTCATTGGCACCGAAGGCAAACTGCTTAGTGATCCAAAACTAACACACTTGAATGATCTAACGCCCGAACAATTGAGTAAGGCTGGATTAGAAGTATCTGCCACAGACGAAGGTAAAAAAGTAATTCGCACCACTGCCATTCCTGAAATGACAGACGAACAAGCGGTTACATCAATGCGCGAACAAGCAGCAAAAGCACAAACAGGTGTTGTTGCTCCTGGCAGTTTGGCTGATACGCTTCAAACTGGTGAGGTATTCGGTAGCGTGAAAGCGGCAGGCAAAGCATATCAGTCTTATAATAAGGGCGTGGCTCACGGATACAAAGCCGGTACAATGGACTTAGAAAAAACGCCATTGTCAGAGGTGATGAGACTTCAGAACCTACCTAAAAATCATCCTGACAAGCTATTTGCTGTTGGTGCATATCAAGTCATTCCTGATACAATGAAGGCCGCTGTTACTGCACTTGGTCTAGATCCTGATAAAACAACCTATGATGCAGCTACGCAGACAAAGATTATGGCATGGCTTACTACAGAAAAGCCAGGCCGTAAGGGTATTGGTGATTTTATCAGAGGCGATAGTGACGATATTCTCAAAGCTCAAGAGCAAATGGCTCAAGAGTGGGCATCGATGGCATCTGTGTCGAAAGGTGGCAAAAGCTATTATAGCGATGGTGTCAATAAGGCTAAGATCAGCCTTGAACAAACAAGAGCCGCCCTTGAAGATGCTAAAAAACGCTATAAAGAAAATATTGCACTGGGAATGGATCCGCAAATTGCATATGAGTCTGCACTGACAGGTGTTACATCTCAGGCTGTCGATCCTGAAAAGCAATTTACACCTGAAGAAATATCAAAGCACAAGGTAGAAGTTGCTGAAAAAAAGAAGTTAGAGAGAGAAAATTCACTAGTCGAGTCGGTCTATGATAAAAAAGTTTCACCAACTTCTTTAGAATATGATCCGACTACACAGGGCAACGCACTAATGGCGCAAGGTGATTTAGAAAACATTAATTATACTTCCGCGCCAGAAACATCAACTGCTGCAACAGGATATACAGGTTCAGGCACATCAGCTACAAAAGTTTCAGAAGATTATGTGAATAATCAGTTTCTCGGTGCAGCAGATTTCATGACTGGAGTAGGCATATGGCCAGGAGGAGAGAATCCTTATTTCTCCGAGTCTACATCAGGAAAATATAGA